CACTTACCATCACTATTGGTAGTGTAGGTATTATTGCAGATTCTATTGTAGAAGCAGTAGATCCAAATCAAGTTACCCTTGGTTTAGGAACTTTAACTATTAGTGGTAAAGCTAATGTTAGTGTTACAGGATCACAAGTAGCACTAGGTTTAGGGACTATTGTAGTTACTGCAGATGCTAATGTTTCACCTACAGGAAACGCATTGACCTTAGCCACAGGAAGTGTTACAGTAACAGGAGCAGCAAATATAAGTCCTACAGGTAATGCTTTATCATTAGATACAGTAGAACCAGGAGTTATAACGTGGAACGATATAATACCAGGAGCAAACATGGTTTGGACACCAATAAAACCGTACTAATATGGCATCAACTTATTCAACAGATTTATCATTAGAACTCGTAGCAACAGGAGAAAAAGCTGGTCTATGGGGATCAATTACAAATACTAATCTACAATTATTACAACAAGCAGTTTCAGGTTATATAGAGGTAACTTTAAGCACAGGTACAACTACATTAAGTTTAGCTGATGGAGATGCAACAGCAAATGGTAAAAACCTTTATATAAAAGTTATAGGCACTTTATCAGGTAATGCTAGTCTAGCGATGCCTGCATCAACAACAGGTGGTAATGCAAACAGAGTATTTTTTGTAGAAGATGGAACTACTAGAGGAAATGCAACGCAAAGTTTTACAGTAACTTTACTTACAACTGGTCAAAGCGCAGGAACTCAAGTTCCTCTTCCAGAAGGTGCAACAGCTTTAGTTTATTCTAGAGGCAGTGTACCAGCAACAACATTAGGTATGTTACAAAAAGGAATAACTTCTGTAACTGCAGCAAGTAAAACTACATACACAGCAGTAGCTGGTGATCAAATTGTAGTAGATACAGTTGCTAACCCAGTAACAATTACACTACCTGCATCACCTGCAGTTGGTGATGAAGTAACAATTATGGATGGTTCAGCATCAAATGGTTTTGCAACAAACAATTGTATTATAGATAGAAATGGTCAACCAATAGAAGGTGCCGCTGCTAACGATACTCTTGCAACTAATAATCAATGTGTAACATTAATATATGCTAATGCCACAAAAGGCTGGCTGTATAAATCAACAAATCAATAGGGGCTAACTTATGGCTCTTTTTGAATTACAATTTAGTCCAGGAGTAGACAAGCAGACAACTCCAGTTGGTGCGGTTAATAGATGGATTGATTCTGATAACACTAGATTTAGATATGGACTTCCTGAAAAAGTAGGAGGTTGGCAATCTTTATTAACTGAAACTATTTGTGGTGTAGCTAGACAACAACACGCTTTTGTAGATTTAGATGGTAATAGATATGTTGCCATAGGTACTGATAAATTTTTACTTTTATATTTTGAAGGACAACTTCATGATATTACTCCTTTTAAAAGCAACAACGCTGGAACTTTAACTACATTTACTATTAATTCTATTGTAACTAATAACAGTAATAAAAACGCAACTTTTACAACTACTGCTAATCACAAACTATCTGTAGGAGATATGTTAACTTTAACAAGTGTAACTCCTGCTACTAACTCTACTACAACAGCTGCAGGTTATAATAATTTTTTATATCAAGTACAAAGTGTACCTACACCGACAACATTTATTTTAACTTTAACTCAACAAGAAACAAATGCAGGAGCTACTGTTCCTGGAAGTGCTTCTGGAACTGTTAACCCTTATGAAATAGTTGGTCCTGCAGCACAAACATATGGTTATGGTTATGGTGTTGGAAATTATGGTGGAATTGTTACAGGTGCTTTGCAAAATACTTTAAATGGAGCTTTGCTTGCAGATACCGCTGGTACAGGTGGATCTGGTACAGCAATAGTTTTAACATCTACAACTGGATTTCCATCTTCAGGAACTGTTGCTATAGCTAATGAATTAATAACTTATGCTTCTATTGTTGGAAATGAATTAAGAGGTATTACTAGAGGTGCAAACGGAACCGCTACAACTGGTACATCAAATGGTCAAGCTCACAGTAATGGTGCAACAGTTACAAATGCAACCGATTTTACAGGATGGGGAGAAGCAGTAGAAGCATCAACGGTTACCCTAGAACCAGGTCTTTGGTCATTAAGTAATTTTGGAGAAGTGTTAGTTGCAACTATTGCTAACGGTAAAACATTTACTTGGAACTCTGGAATTGCAGCTAGATTAACGACTCACGCATCTACTTCAACACCAAGTACCGATGGAAGTTTAACAGGAGCTAACTCTCCTTTTGCTACTTTAATTGGAACCAATAGTGATGGAGCAGCTGTAGGTAATCCAACAGCATCTAGACTTGCTTTAATATCTCCAACAACTAGACACTTAATTCATTTTGGAACAGAGACAACTATAGGAGATCCAACTACACAAGATAATCTTTTTATAAGATTCTCGGATCAAGAAGCTTTAAACAAATATACTATTGAAGCAACTAACACAGCAGGTTCTCAAAGACTACAAGATGGAACTAAAATTGTAGGTTCTATTGTTGCAAAAGAAAATATTCTAGTGTGGACTGATAACGCATTATATACAATGAAATTTGTTGGAGCTCCTTTTACTTTTGGATTTGAGCAAGTTGGAACTAACTGTGGACTAATTGGTAAGAATGCAGCCATTGAAATTGATGGTGTTGCCTATTGGATGGGTAGTAATGGTTTCTTTGCATTTGATGGAACAGTTAATACTTTATCTTGTTCAGTAGAAGATTTTGTTTATGACAATTTTGATACAACAAAAGGACAACAAGTTTATGCGGGTATCAATAATTTATACACAGAAGTTGTTTGGTATTATCCAACCCAAGGATCTACTTTTAATGACAAGTATGTAGTTCATAATTATGGTGAAGGAAAAGATATCCCTATGGGTAACTGGTATACAGGAACTAACACTAACTCTATTAGAACAACATGGTTAGATTCTTTAATCTACCCTAGACCTTATGCAACTGCTTTTAATAGCAGTAACACGGGTAGTTTTCCTGTCATTCAAGGAAGTACAGGACTTGGTCAAACAGTTTATTTTGAACATGAAACAGGGACAGATCAAGTTAACCCTGATGGAACTATTACAACTCTTACATCATTTATACAATCGTATGATTTTGCACTTAACACGCAAGAAGGCAGTGGAGAATTTATGATGGCTATGAGACGATTTTTACCAGATTTTAAAGCAGTAGCAGGTTCTATTAGTGTGACAGTATTAGTAACTGACTACCCACAAACACTAGCTGTTGGAACAACTTTAAGTCCTTTTACTATTACTTCATCTACAACAAAGGTAGACACCAGGGCCAGAGGGAGATATGCTAGTATTAAAATAGAAAATACAAGTTCAGGTGAGTCTTGGAGATTTGGTACGTTTAGAGCAGATGTTCAAGCAGATGGGAGAAGATAATGACTAGAGTAGTAGTAAGATTACCAGAACCTAAAAAAGAATATAGTGAAGATAACCAAAGACAAATTAATAGATCTTTAACTTCTATTATTGAACAATTAAATTCTACATTTTTAACACAATTAAAAGAAGATTCAGAAAGGTTTGCTTGGTTTAATGGCTAATATATATAAAAAAGTAAATGACGATTTAATATCTTCTACTCAAAAAGATGTTTATACAGTACCTAGTAATACCAGAGCTTTAATAAAATCTATTCATATTTATAATGAAGGTGCTGGGAGTGCTATTGTTACAATTAAAGTTAATTCAAACAGTGTAGATTATTTTTATGGTAAAAAAACTATAGCAGCAGATGCTACTGACGAATTTGTTGCTAATATATTAGTTTTACAAGAGAACGATGTATTAAAAATGTTATCAGATATTACTGGACCAGATGTAACCGTCAGTTTATTAGAAATAAACAGAGAGGATAGATAATGCCATTTATAGAAACAGAAGCTTCAGTTAGGTATGAGACAATTAATGGTCAAAGAGTACCAGTAATTACACCTAAATGTGAAGTAACATTAACTAATACAGAAACAGGTCAAGAGTATATGTCAGACGCAGAAGCACTCGCAGATGTACAAAATATTAATACAAATACTAAAGCAGAACATGTAAAAAGAGATGTAAATATCACTGTAGAAGAGATAAACATTGGGGCTGACTTTAACATCAAAGATTGACTATGGACAAAAAACTTTGTAAAACAGTACTTTCAGGTGAAATCCCTGCTATTTTAATATATAACAATTTCAGAGGATTTTAAACACATGGGTGTCTTAGACTACATTAAAAAAGCAAAAGATTATTATGATGAATATAAAGATCTTATAGATTTAGGTGGTTCAGCTGGTAAAGCTTATCTAGATTACAAAGATCAAAAACGTAGAAACGAATTAGATGAAAGTGCATATAGAGATTATATGCTTGAAAAAGAATCTGCTGGTCAAGAAGCTCAAACTGCAGTTGATATAAATCTTACCCCCATGGAAGTTACAGGGGTTCCTACATCTAAAGCAGATGTAACTTCTTTTCAAAAAGTAGCACAAGGTGGTATTATAGGTTTAAAAAACGGTGGTGATCCTAATGCGGGTATTACAGCTCTTAGAAAAAAAGCACCAGGTGTTGTAAAAGCAATGGGGTTTAATATGGGTGGTGGTCCTGGTATTGAAGCACTTAGAAAAAAAGCACCTGATGTTGTAAAGAGAATGGGATTTTATAAAGGCACTGGTGAGAATGGTGTTATGGATATTAACGTTGATACTAATATGAGAATGGCAGATTACGAACCTGGAGTACCAACAACAGGAGATTTATATGATATGAATAATCCTGATTACAAAGGTATTAATAAAAAAGTTATTATAGAGTTTATAGAGGAAGGAATTCCTTTAGGTTATACTTCTCCAGAAGAATACTACGAAGATTTTTATGGAATTATGGGTTCAAAGAATAAAGAAAACACTGATATGAAAATGGCAGAGATACCTAAAGATCTTACAATGGATGAAGCTGTAAGAATTTTTAAACTAAGCAATGACCGTGATCCAATAAGTATTGAAGAAGTAATAGAATTTTTTAAAAACAGAAAACTATCTGCTAAAGGTGGAATCATTGGTTTAAGAAATGGTGGTCGACCTGGCTACATGGAAGGTGAAGGTCCTGTAATGGATGGCACTGTAACATCAGATGCAGAAGGAGTAAAATCTAAAGTTTCAAACGAATTAAGAGAACAGATAGAAGGAAATAATTTAAGTTCAGCCGCTATTAATGATATTCTTTACAGATTTTATGAAAAATTTCACCCAGAACTTACAGAAGAAACTTTAGATAGCATAGTTGCAGAATTACAAGCAGAAAAAGTATTTGAACAAGAAGATTTAGGTATACTGGGGTTAGATAATGCAATGGATATGATTACACCCGAAAGTGTTGCAAGAAGTTCAAGAAGAATTTCAAGAGGGGACACTCAATATGGTGATATTCCTGAAATGAAAAAAGGTGGCAGAGTCAAGAGAGCAGCAGGAGGCGTCATGGATCTTGGTGGTATGGAAAAAGATTATAGATTTGATGGTGGGTTTGTACCACTTGGAGAGTATGAAAAAAAAGATGATGTACCAGCTAGATTATCTAAAAACGAATTTGTATTTACAGCCGATGCAGTAAGAGCTGCAGGTGGAGGAAGTATTAACAA